AGAACATTCCTCCCGAGGAATTCCTGATCTCCAAGAAGGCCACAACGATCCAGGACTCACCCTTTGTCGCTCACCGCCGACTGATGCCTCGGTCTGATCTGGTAGCAATGGGATTCCCGGAGGATGTTGTCCGCGACCTCCCGGCCTACGATGACTTGAGCTTCTCTCCTGAGCGGGTGGCTCGGTACTCTGAGGGCGAGCAGCCAAGCCAAGACGAAAGCCTTGACCCGACCATGCAGGATGTTGAGGTGTACGAGTGCTACATCCGCGCAGACCGGGATGGTGACGGTCTGGCCGAGCTTCTCCAGGTTTGGTACGCCGGAAGCGAGATTCTTGAGGAAACGGAAACGGACTACATTCCTTTCCACAGCCTCTGCCCGATCCCTGTTCCGCACAAGTTCTATGGCTTGTCCCTCGCGGATAAGGTCATGGACTTGCAACTCCAGAAGTCCACGATCACCCGTCAGATGCTGGATAACCTGTATCTGACCAATAACTACCGGGTTGGTGCGGTGGATGGTCAGGTCAACCTGGACGATCTCATCTCTCCCACGCCTGGTGGTGTGATTCGGATGAAGAACCCCAATGCGGTGGTTCCGATGGCGGTTCAGCCTGTGGCGAATCAAGCCTTCCCGATGCTCGAGTATCTGGATGCAGTCCAAGCAAAGCGCACGGGTGTTTCGGATGCTACGCAGGGTCTTGACCCCAACATTCTCCAGAATGTCACCGCTACCGCTGTGGCTGCGTTCCAGAACGCTTCTGCTGGCAAGATGGAACTGATCGCTCGGAACTTCGCCGAGACAGGCGTAAAGAGTCTGTTCAAGGGCATCCTCCAGCTCCTGTGCAAGTACCAAGACAAGCCCCGGATCATTCGGATGCGTGGTGAGTACATCCAAATGGATCCCCGTGAGTGGTCGAATCAGTACGATGTGAGCATCTCTGTTGGACTGGGAACGGGTAACAAGCAAGAGCAGATGGCGATGCTTGCGATGATCCTGGACAAGCAGGAGCGGATTCTTCAGCAGTTTGGCCCTGCCAATCCTTTGGTGACGGTTGGTCAGTACCGCGAGACTCTGGGACGGATGATTGAGGCCGCAGGGTTCAAGGACTCGTCGACCTTCTTCAAGCCCGTCACGCCTGAGATCGACCAGGCTCTGAGCAATCCTCCTCCACAGCAACAGCAACCCGATCCGGCCATCCAAGCGATGATGATGCAGGCTCAGGCCCAGTTGGAGATTGACCGCGAGAAGGCGATGGCCGATATTCAGGCCAAGCGAGAGAAAGCGGCTGCTGAGATTCAACTAGCCCGAGAGAAGGCTGCGGCTGAACTGGAGCTGAAGAGGCAGGAGTTCGAGGCCGAAGTCCAACTCAAGGCGGCAAAGATCGGCGCAGGCATCTCCTCCAACATTGAGATTCCGGGGTAAAGCATGGCAATCGTCATTCCATCTTCGATCTACCAAGCAACTCCGACTGAGAAGGCGCAGCTTTACAACTCGCTTCTAGGTCAGGGCTACTCTGATGAGGAAATCCGGGTTGCCGCTGGTGCGCCGAGGGATGACAACTGGGCGCTGCTTCAGTCCATCGCGCAGAGCCTTCAGCCTGCCCAGACTCCTGCGCCTTCTTTGCTAGAGGTTGCGGTTCCAGAGACTTCTATAGCGTCAGAAGAACCTGTTTCTTCTTTGTTGGAAGTCGCTGCTCCAGACCAGACAACATCTCTTCTAGAGGCGCCCCAAGAAACCGCAAATACAGCGCAACAAGCCACTCGGCCAACAGCGGTTCTGTTTGGCGACTCAATGAGCGAGTATGTCGGCTATACCGCTGATGGCAATCCAGACAACAAGTATGGCAATTCGGTTGCCGATGTGATCTCCAACAACCTTGGCATTCAGGTCACAAACCTTGCAACTGGTGGAGAAACTTCGAACGAAGCCCTTGCTGGTGGATCAAAGTTTGGCGCATTCCAGACTTACATTGAGCAGAACAAGCCTCAATACGCGATCATCCGTTACGGCGCTGCTGATGCGATCAAAAACCAAGACCCTGCAACGACTCTCCAAAGCGTTCAGCAGATGGTGGACATCGCTAAGGCCAATGGAGTCACTCCGATCATTGTTGGTGTTTCTGAGCTTTACGGAGCACAGAACTCCAAAACCGGGAACATCGCTGGATATATCGATCCTGGAGCTGAGAAGCGAGCCAGCCAGATCAATGATGGTCTGAAGCAGATCGCTCAGAGCGCAGGCGTTTCATTCACTGATGTCAGGGCCGCGACTTCTGCTGGAACTGGTGACCTTTTGGATGGTGTCCACTCAAACGCAGATTTCGGCAAGAAAATGGCCGACGCGATCTCAGAAGATATCGCAGCCAAGGGTGTTATCGCAGAGGCAAAAGTCCCATCGTTGCCAGCAAATGTGGACTCGCTATCCAATGCAGAGAAGGGTCGGCTTTATAACGATTTGATCGGTCAGGGATTCACAGACGCGCAGATTCGCACCGCTGCAATGGCAGAAAGCGACCAGGACTGGAATGCTCTGAAGCAAATTGCCGCAGATGTAAAAAACATTACACCCGCTCAAGTTGAGAAGCAAGTTCAATCTTCCGCAGCGCCGGAGGGATTACTATCCACACAAACGGAGGTTCCTGTGGCAAGTCGATTCTCAGGACTATTTGCAACTGGTGATGTGCTTGCAAACAAAGCACAAGAGGTTCTTGCCGCAAGTGGAAGGGCAAATGATCCGCGCTTTGCAGACGCAATCGTCGGCAGCTTTACGCAGAACGGAATCAATTACAACGTCCTAGGCGATGGGTCGATGCAGGGCGTTATTGAGACTCCGACTGGCGCATATTTGTCTGCTGGGTTCACGCCTACCGGACAACAAGCTACAGAGGAACTTAGCAGTCAGTTTGAGCAGACCTCGACAGATCGACTGCTAGGCACTCTGGCAAACGCCGCCATCGCCGCAGGAACCGCTGCTGGCCTTGGCCCTGCCGGGGTTGGCCTTCTTGGCACTCCTGCCGCCGCTGCTGTTGGTGCTGGCACGACCAGTTTCGCCAATAGCGGTGATCTTGCTCAGGCTCTCAAGGCTGCGGCATTGGGTGGAGCTGCCGCTTTTGGTCTGGAGCAATTGTTCCCAACCGCCGTACAAACTGCCGCGAAAACCGCCACCGATCTAGCTCAGGCTGGGGCTTCTCAGGCTGAAATCGCTGCCGCATTGGTGGATCAAGGCGTAAGGGCTGGGACTGCTTCATCTATTGCAAGCGACGCCCTTGCTGGTGCTTCAGCGTCACAAATTGCCTCGGATTTCGCCGGGATTACCATTGGCGGGACTACTGCCGCATCTACGTCGCTAGCCCCGAATGTGGTGGAGGTTTTGGGTTCAACCGCCGCTCCTGGTTTGTTGGCCACCGCTGCTCCTTCATTGGCTGGTGCGGCTAGTGGACTTCTGTCCACCGCAGGAACAACAGCGCCAACTGGGACACAAACTGTTCAAGTGCAGGGCACAACCCAGCCAAGCCAGACTCAGCCAACGGGGCCAGCCGCTGCGGCCACCGGGCTTCTTGCGCCTACACAAACCGTTTCAGTCCAAGGCGGGACTGCTCCTGCTAGCACACAAACAACCGCCCCGACTGCTGCCGCTGTAGGTGGTTTGTTGACTCCCGCGCAGACGGTTCCAGTCCAGGCCACAAATATCCCGGCTCAGACGCAACCCACCGCGCCGACTGCTGCTGCTGTTGGAACGCTTGCTCCTACGCAGACCGTCCCGGTTGAGTCTCGCACTATCAAAACCGAGACTCCGAGCATCCTGGCTCCCGCTGCGGCAACCGTAATCACAACTCCTCGCGGAGAGGTTCCGGTCACCACATACGAAGTTCCGCGCTCATCTACAGGCCCAATCGAGGGATCGACCACGGTTAATCCTCTGTTGGCGCTAGGGCTTCTTGGGCTTGCGGGAACTGCTTTGGGCGGTGGTGGATCAACCGCTGCACCGTTTGACCAAGCGGCGTATGACGCAATCGCTAGAGGTCGCAGCCCTGTTTATCCTCGCGGTCAGTTCACCCCGATATCTCTTGGCGGTTTGCCAGGTATGGGTGGGATGGGTGAAATCGGTGCTTACGATTACTTCGGGCCTTACTACGGCGCTGGTAGATTTGGCGCTCGTCCACAGGCATTCGCTTTGCCAGGGCTTCTCGGGCCGAATACTGGACTCATGGCAACTCCTAGCAGGAGCGCAGCGGTTTGAACAAGTCAGAACGGGCTAAAACGCTTCTCGGTGACGAATGGTTTACCGGGGAGATCGATTCCATCCGGTCAACACTTATGAGTGTTATTACCAATTCGGACGAGATGGACATAGACATTCGTGAGCGAGCCTATTTGAAACTTCGCTTACTTGATGAAATAATGGGGCACTTTTCCGCAATTGCTTCCGAAGACCAGATGGTCAAGAAGCGGTGGAAAATCCTCTGATGCGAGTCTGACGCTTTCAGACACAACTGAGGAACGAAATGGCTGAGAACATGGCCCCGGAATCCGGGAATGTCTCGATGACGGTAAACGAAGCCGCAGGCGCGTTTTTGGGACTGATGGAGCCGACGGAAGCTGAACAAGCCGCCCCGCAAGCTCAAGAGGAACCAGAACAAGTCGAGGTGTCCGAACCCGAGGTGCTTGAAACCGAAGAAGTAGAGGTAGAGCCTGAACCACAGCGATTCCGAGTGAAAGCCGCTGGTGAGGAAAAGGAAGTCACCTTCGACGAATTGGTGGATGGGTATCAAAAGGGGCTGGACTACACCAAGAAGTCACAGACTCTTGCCGAGCAGCGTAAAGCTGTTGAAGCTGAGAGGATGGCCGTAGAGCAGGCAAAGCAGGCGCGGGATGCCTACGCGCAAAGGCTGAACCTGATCGAAGAGTTCATCAGTAAACAAGACACCGGGGAAAATCTCGAGGCGTTGAAAGAGACAGACCCCATTGGTTATGCCGTCAAGGTAGCCGAGCGCACAGAGCGCGAGAAGCAGCTTTCGATGGTTCAGGCCGAGAAGCAGCGTATTGCTCAACAGCAAAACGCCGAGCGTCAAGCCGAACTAGCCCAAGCTGTTCAGCGTGAAGCGCAGCGACTTGCGGAGGTGATTCCTGACTACGCGCACCCTGAGAAGGGAACCGAAGTCAAGAAGATGGTTCGAGAGTTTGCTAGGTCAATCGGTTATTCCGAGCAAGAACTGGCAACCGCTTACGACTCTCGAGCTGTTCAGGTTCTGTATATGGCCGCGCAATACGCGAAGTTACAGAGCCAGAAGCCTCAAGTAACCAAGAAAGTAAGTGAAGCGCCGAAGATGCTTCGTCCAGGCAATGCAGCGACTCAAAAGGTGGCGGCAGACGAAACAGTAAAGAAAGCTCATTCGCAGTTGAGGAAGTCTGGAAAAGTCTCCGATGCTGCGGCCCTGTTTGAACGTCTACTCTAAGGAAACATCATGACCACTTTTCGTACCTATGCCGCTATTGGTATGCGGGAAGACCTGAGCGATATCATCTATAACATCGCTCCCACCGACACGCCTTTCATGTCGTCTATCGGCAAGACCAAGGCTACCGCTGTTCTGCACGAGTGGCAGACCGACTCCCTGGCCGCCGCTAGCGTTTCCAACGCTGCTGTGGAAGGTGCTGATGCTTCCACCGCGACGCTCAGCCCGACGACCCGTGTTGGCAACCGCACCCAGATCAGCCAGAAGACGGTTGGCATCACCGGAACGCTGCAAGCCGTTGACAAGGCTGGCCGCAAGTCGGAATTGGCTTATCAGTTGTCGAAGGCTTCGTCTGAGATCAAGCGCGACATGGAACACATCCTGTTGAGCAACCAGACTGCCTCCAATGGCACGGCTGGCTCTACCGCCCGTACCCTGGGTGGCTTGCAGGCTTGGCTGAACAGCAACTTCGACGGCGGCACCAGCTCCACGGCTGGCAACCTGGGCACGACCGCTCGCGTGGGCGGCACGGATCGCACCTTCACCGAGACCATCCTCAAGACGGTCATCAAGGAAGTGTACGAGTCGGGCGGCACGCCGAAGATTCTGATGGTCAACCCTGGTCACAAGCAGACCGTTTCGGCCTTCGCTGGCATCGCTGCTCAGCGTTACATGGCTCCTTCGGATGCTCCGACCACCATCATCGGCGCTGCTGACATCTATCTGTCGGACTTCGGTTCTGTGTCGGTTGTCCCCAACCGCTTCATGAACGCGAACAACGACTGCAACGATGTGGCCTTCGTGCTTGACCCCGAGTACGCTGCCGTGGCCTTCCTGCGTCCGTTCCAAACGAACGAGCTGGCTAAGACGGGTGACTCGGAGAAGACCCAGTTGCTGGCTGAATACACGCTCGAGGTTCGCAACCAGGCTGCTCACGGCATCTGCGCTGACTTGACCTAAGCCGACCTATCGGTGACAACTAAGGGGGCCGGGGCAACTCAGCCCCCTTTTTCACATGAACACCAATTTAGAAGACATCAAGGTAGTCCACCGTAAGGCTCACGCCGATGACAATGGGGGCATCATCATTGAGAGCGCCCAGGATGTTGGCGGGATCGTTGAGTCCAATCGTAAGCAATTCAATGCTTATGATGAACGCGCTCGGTGGAGTGATGACCTGTTGGGCAATAAGATCGCTTCTATTCCCTTATCGGTGATTGACGATCTCAACCAAAAGGGCATCATGCGAGGGTTTCATGTTCTCGATCAGGCTCGTTTTAAGGCTTGGCTAAACCATCCTGACAACCGCGCATTCCGCACCCGTCCAGGGAGGATTTGATGGCTATCTCCACCTATTCCGATCTCAAGACCGCAGTTGCAGACTATCTGGCTCGGTCTGATCTGACCAGCAAGATTCCTGACTTCATCACATTCGCAGAGAACCGCCTTCGCCGGGACTTGCGGATTCGTCAGATGCTCAAGCTCGTCAATGCAACGATGACCGCCAACGACTCCACGCTATCGCTTCCGAGCGACTTCCTGGAGATGCGGGACATCCATCTGAATACGACTCCAAACTCTGCTTTGGAGTACCTCTCTCCCAATATCTTCTATCGCAATGCCGACGCAACAAACACGGGCATTCCGAAGCGATATACCTTGTTGGCGAGTGATTTCCAGTTCGCACCGATCCCGGACTCTGCTTACAACGTGCGGATGCTGTACTACGCAGCTCCAGCCTATCTGAGCGACTCCAACACCTCAAATGTGTTCCTAGCGAACTGTGCCGATGCGCTGCTCTATGCTTCTTTGGGAGAGGCAGAGCCTTACATCATGAACGATGAGCGCCTGAACACCTGGGCCGCGCTGTATCAAAGGGCAATTGACACTATCAACGCATCCGATGATCGGGGAGAATACGCAGGTGTTCCCCTGACGATGACTCTCGCACGGAGATAAATATGTCTGAAATCTCAAACTATCTTGAGAATGCGCTAATCAACGCAACTCTGCGGAACACGGCGTATACAAGCCCGACCACGGTTTATGTGGCGCTATACACCACAGACCCTACCGATGCGGATACGGGTACTGAGGTGAGTGGCAACGGATATGCTCGTCAGAGCGTGACCTTCTCCGCTCCGTCCGACGGTGCAACGTCAAACTCGGCGGCGGTGGAGTTCCCTCAAGCGACTGGTTCGTGGGGAACGGTGGCCTATATCGGCCTTCGGGATGCATCCTCTGGTGGAAATCTGCTGTATCACACGCCTTTGGATGCCTCCAAGACCATCGCTACGGGTGATGTGTTCCGCATCGCCATTGGCTCGCTGACGGTTACGATTTCGTAATGGCCGATCTCTACCCACCGTGGTCGATTGACTCCCTTGATAACCTCAAGGCGAGTCTGGATGACCTGACTCTAACGCTTGATTCGCCTCTATACATCACAAGCGTTACTCGGTGGGATGGGGATGCCTCCATCGCTGCTTCTGCGAGTGTTACGGCAGACGCAACACGGGTTCAGTTCGGAGCAGGGTCGATTACTGCTGATGCAGCGGTAACGGCTCAAGGCATACGGGTTCAATTCGGCGCTGGTTCTTTTGAGGGATCAGCCTCGGTTGTTTGTAGTGCAATCCGGGTTCAGTTTGGCTCTGGAGACATCATCACTACCTCGGTGGTGACCTGTCTCGGTGGATTGGTTGCGAGCGGTCAAGCCAGCGTAACGGCAGAGGCCACGGTCACTTGCGTAGCGAATGCGACCTTCTCGGCATTTGCCTCGGTCAACGCTCTGGCCTCGGTTGGGTGTCTTGCCAATAAGCAAGGCGACGAGTGGAGCAATGTCCAGGTTGATGAGAGTTCATGGACTCCTGTGACCGATACCGAGACAACATGGGATGTCGTCGCAAGCAATTCCGACACATGGACTGATGTTACAGACACCGAAACGAACTGGACTCCAGTTGCCGCTGCTGGTGGAACATGGGTGAGGGTGTGAAATGCCTGAAACTAAGATTACATTCGGAGAGTGGTTGCCAGATCAGCCCGGCATCGCTGGTGCGCTCCAAGCCGCATACAACGTCTATCCTCAACAGATTGGATATGGCCCTATCCCGAGCCTGACGGATTACTCAAACTCGGCCTCTGAGAACCTGACTCGCGTCTTCTCCGGGAAGATCAGCAGCACTTCCACGATGTTTGCCGGAGGTGCGACCAAGCTCTTCAAGTACGACTCAACCAACAGAAACCTTACAAATGTTTCAAAAACGGGTGGGTACACAGGCGGGAATTGGAGCTTTACCCAGTTCGGTGATGTGGTTCTTGCTGCCAATAACTCGCAAAAGATTCAGTCTTTCACCCTGAATAGTGGAACCGCTTTCGCTGATGTTGCCGCCGCTGCTCCGGTCTGTAAGTATTTGACTGTTGTCCGTGACTTCGTGGTCGCGGCAAACATCTCGTCTTATCCGAACCGAGTGCAATGGTCTGACATCAACGACGAAACGGATTGGACTTCCGGGCCGACCTCTCAGTCTGACTTCCAGGACATTCCTGATGGCGGGGATATCCAGGGGATAACTGGTGGAGAGTTCGGGCTTGTTCTGTTGGAGAAGTCTGTAGTGCGGATGACCTATATCGGCTCACCGCTTTACTTCCAATTCGACACCATTTCTCGTGAGATCGGGTGCTATGAGCCTGGCTCTGTGACCCAGTACGGAAACATGACCTTCTTCCTGTCGGATGACGGGTTCTATATGTGCGATGGCCAGAGAGTCTCGCCAATCGGGGCTGAGAAGGTAGATCGGTGGTTCTGGAACGACCTTTCTCCCTCGTATATGAAGTTCAGCGCAGCGGTTGATCCGGTCAAGAAGGTAGTGATCTGGTGCTATCAGAACACCAATGCAGGCTATTCGCTCCTGGTTTACAACTGGCAGCTCAACCGCTGGTCTTACGGAGCAACTGCGGCCTCTTACATTTCTTCGGCAGCGACTTCTGCTGTGACTCTTGAGGGTCTTGATCTGTTCTCGGCATCGATTGATGCGCTGGGCGTG